GTCTGGTGTAACTTCTTCTTTGGCTATTGTTTCAGCTAATTCATAAAGATCTTCAGAACTTGCTGAGGAATATATTGTCGGCGGAGGATCTTGCGCTGTGGAAGTACTAGGTTCCGTGTCAGACTGTTTTCTTTTGTTTTTCCCCATGCAAAATTCTGGTGTATCACGTCTTGTAAGAATTAGCTTGACGATGAACTCCAAGCTATTGAAAACATTAGCATCTGTCGAAACATGGAAAATTTTTGACCAGACATTATATTCAAGCTGCGCTAGTTGTGCTATACTTTTCTCTAGCTGAAAAACTCCATTGATCATTTCTATCTTCAAATGCGTATTATCACCTAGCAGAGTTGTTGCTTGATTTTGTGTTAACTCCTGCACAGGTTTATCAAATAATGTTTGGAAAGCTGGATGATAGAACGAATCAATTTGAAAAGTAGCGACATTTTTCATTAGTTCTGTAAACTTTTCTTTGTCATCAAGAAAAATCTTTAATGCATTATGTAAACATGACACCAAATCTGGGTCCTTCATCCTCTCTAGAACTATAGTCTTTATAAACAACTCATTGGAATCTAATTCCTTTTCAAGATCTTTGCAGATGTAACGCGGAACTGACTTTATATGATGATCAAATCTAATTGGTTTGACCTTGTTTGAATAAAGATTAAAAATCCCACTTTTCAAGTCGTCCAACATCTTACTGGGATCTTGTTCAAAATTATAGTCGGATATGTTCGACTCTATAATCTTCAAAACATTCTCATATGTTATCGTCTTATAAGTTGGAGTTAAAAGTCTTGATGTGAACCACTCTATGATTTTACCATAATAAACTGGTCCATAAGGTAAAAACACCTCCGGAAGAGTAGAATGAATTGACCAGATGTCAGTGTTGGTCAGTTTGTTGTTTCTATCCATACAAATGCGAGACACGTTATCTTGTAATAGTGTTAAATAGACCGCAAGGATACACTCATATTCTGTTGGAATTCGGATATAAGTCATCTGTATTGTTGCCAATTTGCTCGCCATAAGAATCACGTTCTTATCTGATAATGTTTGATTTTTTATGGATGATAAAATCCTTCTGTATAGCGTAGATGTTGTCAATAAAGCTCCCTTTGCCTCTACAGCAGAGTACCATGTTTTAGCATAGTTTACCCTAAAACTATTTGAAGGTAACATTAGAATATTATCGACTCGCAAAAAGGCTCCTTCTGTCTCTGGAACTATCTCTTGAAAAGTACTTGCATTTTGATGTTTAGCCAATGGACCTATAGGCTTCAATAAGACACGAAGATCTGGATCAAAATTTCTATGATCAGAGTATACTGGTGTACGTGACATTGAGTCCATGACTACTTTTCC